CCCTGAGGAAACCAGTGCAGTAACTTCGATAGGATTTTTCCGATTAAGGACATCATCTGCACTTCTAATGGTACTAATATAACCATTTAGATCCTTTTTAGCCTTCTCTAATTTGTCCCACATTAACTCTTCAGTTAATTTGGTCATTTTGAGTAAGGTAGGATAAGAAGGCATATGATGGTCAGTCCATGAGATCTGGGTAATTCACGATGTGTAAGACCCTTTTCCCATAGGACTGCTAGGATGTGATAGTCAGATTAAAAGCACTCTCAGTCTGGTTCTTAATTTAAAATAATTAGTCTTATAGACTTTCATTTTACTTTTGTAACCATACCCGAGAAACGATAAAATCGCGTTGAGAGTTAAATCATACTTTCGTACAAATTCAACTACTAAACTAGTTGAACACCGAGTCGCAATACACTCCTTTAAAGGGAGCATATTGGCTTGCCCTGAATCTACGAAGAATTTCTTCGCAAATTCAAGAACAAACTTAGACTTGGCGACAATTGATTTAGCTAGCCCCGCCTTTACACCAATTTCTTGGAGTATCCGGCGGTAAGCTAACACAACAGGTGCTCCAATGATTACCACATCATCTCCTAATACACCATAATCCTCAAACCAACCTCGTTTCCCTTTATATGCCTTAAAAGAAGCATATTGGACAATAGCGTGATGGATCAATGCTAACATAGCCCACGAGGACAATGCTCCCATAGGCTGACCAACGGAGTAGGTTACTCCAAAGGCCCCAAAGTCCGGATGAACATTGTATCTTTTTGGTACAAATGTTTGTTGCAACAAATGAGGATTCATCTTTACTTGATAAAATCTTTTAACCAGTAATGACGCCCAAGCTTTTGCAAAGGCATCAGAATCTGGAACCTTGTCTTTAAATAACTCTTTTATAAGAGAAATTTGAAGAGCTAAGGGGAGACGATCAGTAGCAGAAGAAAGATCAATTGATGCATACATCCGACCTCGAGGGTCTCGAGAGAACCTCTCTTGAAGTCGCTTAATAGGAGCCATCTGGTCAAATGTCCCATCAACATCTAAACCTCTTAAGATTAAAAAGAGGAATTTGTGTAATGGGTACATTAACCATTGTGTCCAAGCGTCTACCATAGCAAAGACTCTAACCTTTCCCGCGGGTTCGGCCTTAAAACCGAGCTTACCGAGGAAGGCATCACCCATAGGATAAGGTGTTTCTTGAGCATAATAAGTGGCGGATTTTAAATCCTCTCCACCTAAACCCTTAAAATCACCTTTCTGTTGGGCCATCGCGACAAGTCTCAACCTGCTAACAAAGGCAGGGAT